GATTTGCAGCGGTATGTGGGTGACGGGCTGGTTCGGTACGACTTTCAGTTGGACGGCAAGTATCGCTCGCCGTGGTATGACCTTCAGGAGCGTCGGTGTGCTCACCCGATGATTGCGGCCGAGGAGCTTGACTGCAACCCGATGGCCAGTTCCTTCCAGTGGTTTGACCAGGACATCCTTGATGAGCATGCAACCAGATGGAAGCGGGGTCCGTCACACGCTGGGGATATCGACTGGAGTTTGGAGACCAAGGAAGTCAGGGCCTTCAACGAATACGAGGGTGTTACAAACCCTCCGCTTCGGCTGTGGTGCAACCTGGATGCGAAACACAGGCCGCCACAGGGTCGCGAGTATGTCATGGGGGCCGACATTGGTACGGGCAAGGGTTCGGACAAGAGTTCCAATTCGACGCTTTGCGTGTTCGACACGACCACCGGCGAGCAGGTTGCCGAGTTTGCGCGGCACGACATCAACCCCATCGAGTTTGCCGCGTATGCAATGGCTGTGTGTCGTTGGTTTGGCGGCACTGATCCAACCGGCTACGCGCTGCTCGTGCCCGAGGCGAACGGGCCGGGAGATCAGTTCATTTCGGAGCTGGTTCGGCTGAATCACCCGAACCTGTATTACCGGAAGCGTCGCGAGGGGCGCAGCCAGAAGCCGACCAAGGACATTGGGTTTTGGAAGCTGCGTTCGCCTGGCGGCAAGGATACGGGGAAAGAGGCTTTGGGGATGCTGCGGGATGCTATTCGTCGGGGCTCCGTGATTCTGCACTCTGAATGGCTGCTACAAGAGCTGTCCCAGTTCATTCATACGGAAAACGGCGCGGTTGAATTCAGCGCGTCCGTGCGCAACGTGGACCCAAGCGCGAGGGGCGAAAACCACGGGGACCGCGGGATTGCCGCGATGACTGGCTACGTCGGATTGCGCGAGAAGCGAACGTGGGGGCCGCGTGAAGATGAGACACCGCCGCCCGAGAATTGCTTTGCGGCACGTCGGCAGCAATGGGAGGAGAGAAACAAGCCGCATGGTCGCTCGTGGGGAGAGCGCCCGTGGCTCAGGCGGCAAAGGAGCGTGGCATGAAACGCTGCGGGAACCGAGAAGCGATTAGGGCCCGCAAGGCCCGGAAGTGCGACCCGCTCCGCAGCGTCAGGCTGCCGACGGATCAGCTCAAAACGGCCTACGATGAGGCGGCCAGAAGGCTCGCCGAGGCTGAGAGGAGAATCGTCGTCCCGTGAATCCGACCAAGGAACGAGAGCTGAAGCGCATTCTTCGGTCGTCGGACGCATGCGCCGACCAGTTCCGAGACTTCTGCGACCAGCAGGAGGAGATGGTTCGACAGGCCGCGGGATTTCGGTATGGCAAGAACGACGTGAACCCGACCCCGGTGAACTTGTTGGAGCTCGGCCGGCTCACCTACCTGAACCAGCTTATTACCGCGAACCCGCAGATTCGGTGCCGGACAACGCAGGAAGGTCTGGAGCGAGACGCGAAGCTGCTGGAGCTATACGTCAACAAGCGCGCTCGCACCATGGAATTGTACCGGGAGTTCATGCACGCGGTGCACAGTGCCCTCTACATCTGGGGCGTTGCCAAGGTCGGCATTGACGACGAGGGTGAGAAGTACGTCGATTTCGTGGATACCGAGGATTTCGTTTGTGATTTGGGCGCGAAGCGCTGGGAGCGGTGTGCGTGGTTCCGGCACAGGTATACGGTTCCCCTGGAGGACATACGGGAGAACGAAGCGTTCGATGAGAGCTGGCGCAACTCGCTTCAGCCGACTCATCGGCGCTTCACGAGCGAGCAAGGGCATCGGGAATTGCGGCAGATTTCAGTTGGCGAAGGCACCGACCTGGACGAATACGACGCGCAGGTGGAATTGTACGAATTCTTCACCACGCGGGAACAACTCGTGTTTACGATGACCCCGGAGGGCTACAGCAACGGCAAGGCCGGGCGGATTGTGGAGTGGGACGGCAGGCCACAGGGGCCATTCCATAAGCTGCAATTCGGGGAAGTCCTGGGGAACATCGTCGGCAGCGGCCCCATGCTGCACTTGGTTGATCTTCACGATGCGGGCAACCGGATTTGGAACAAGCTGATCGAGCAGGCGGAGCGGCAAAAGACCTTGCTCCTTACCGACGGGGCGCATGCCAAGGACGGCAGGGCGGTTGTGGATCACGATGATGGGGATGCCGTTGCGGTGAACAACCCGGCCGCCGCCAAAGACGTAAGCTTCGGCGGCGCCAATCAACAGAATCTCGGCATGGGCAACATCCTGCCCGACCTGTTCAGCATGATGGGAGGCAACATCTTCGGCGTTGCCGGGATCAGCGCCCAAGCCGACACGTTGGGCCAAGAACAAATCCTGGATCGCAACGCTTCGATGCGGCTGCGCGATATGCAGGACCGCACGGATGCTTTTGTGAAAGAGGTTCTGCTTGATATTGCGGACGATGTATGGAGCGACGAGCTGCTATACGACAGGGTCCAGCGAGAGGTTGTTCCGGGTCAGCACATTGACATACCTGTGCGCTTTGGCAGCATCCGGGGCAGAATCGTTGATTACGACATCAGCGTGGAGCCGTTTTCGCTTCGGCCGCGTACGCCGCAGGACCCCCTGAACGGACTGCTGTTCATGTTCGAGCGGATCATTGCCCAACTCATGCCAAGCATCCAGCAGCGCGGTGGCGTGTTCGATGCACAAGCATTCATCGACATCGTTGCCAAGGAGATGGGGCTTGAGCCCGAGATGAAGGACATGCTCATTTGGATGACTTCGGCCGATCAGGCGCCGCCGGCCGAGGGTGGCGGCAAGCCACCTGTCACGGAGCGCAGGTACACGCGCCAGAGCATTCCAGGCGCGAGTCTCCAGGGGAACATGCGAACGCTGGGGCGCATGGCGTTGATGGGTAACGCACAAGAGGCTGAACAGGCCGCGCTGGGGCGCAGGACCGGATAGGAGATTGCGGAATGCCGTTCTACTGCTTCACGAACGACGCCGGCACCAAGACGGTCTTGGAGCGGTTCCCGGCCAGCAAACGACCGAAGACGATCAGGCGAAACGGCGAAACTCTGCATTTTGACTTCGCCCAAACCGCAAGGCGGTCTGGCAATTGCTTCGCCCCGTGGCGATCGGGATGCAGGCTTTGGGCCATTGGCGTTCACCCATCGCAGGTCGCCGAGGCCCGGGATCATGCGCGCCGGCACGGTGTTGATGCGACGTATGATAGTGATGGCGTTCCGACCGTTAAGAGCCGGTCGGATTACTACAAGCTGTTGAAGTCCCGCGGATTTTACGATTTGGACCGTTTTACATAGCGGGACATTGGAAACTGGATCGGGGCCGTCGCGGTAGCGCGGCGCCCAAGGGCTGAACCGGAAGTCATGCCCCGGAAGATCAGCCCGAAATGATCGCTGCCCTTCGGGGGGCTGTGCATCGCGCGGCCCCCTTTTTTATTGGCGAAGGAGCAGCGACATGGCCAAAGACAAAGAACCGGATTCCGACTTTGACCCAACTGAAGGCGAACTCTTGTTGGGCAGTGAGGATGCCCCCGACCCCGGCGAAACGTCCGGAGACAAGGGCCAGGAAGAGGAACCATCCGACGATTCCGCCGGCGGGCAGGCCGGCGATGATTCCGCCCTGGACAAGAGCCAGGGCGATGACGGCGGCGAGGAAGAGCCCGACGGCTTCGTGCCGCTGTTGGAAATGGCCGAACTTTATGGCATCAGTGAGGAGGACGCCCGCGCCTATGGCAGCCCGGAGCAACTGCAGCGCACCATCGGATTGATGACCCAGCAGTTTGCCGGGATGGGCGCGAATTCCAGGCAGCAAAACGCGCCTGACGTTCCGGCGTCTCCGCCTCAGCCGCCCCCGGCCCAACCCACCAAGCCCGCAACCGCACTGCCCAGCGGGCAACCCGCTGCGACTATCCCCGACCTGACCGCCGAGATTGAGCCGTTCAAGCTTGATATCTCGGAAGATGCTCTGGAGCCGGAGGCCGCTAACGCTATCCGCGCGATGAATGAGCATTACCGCGGCCAGTTGGCCGGCATTCAGGACCGGGTGGCTGCTGCAATGAGCG